GTTCCGTCAAGCCGGTGACTTGAACACTGCGATGAAGTTGACTCTCCGCGCTAACGAGTTGAAGAAGCAGGAGGCTGCTGCTGCTCTTGCTGCCCAGAAAGAAAATTTCCGTGAGCAACAAGACTTTGGTCTTCGTCAAGAGCAAGTACGAGCAAATATTGAAGCTCGTAAAACTCAATTGGAGCAAACTGCTGCTGCTGCTCAACAGCGTTCTGAGGATACTCGCTACACTGCTGACCAACGTGCTGAAGCTGCTAAGTATGCTGCCGATGCTCGTTTACAGATTGCTCAGTTGATGGCAGTAATTAAGCAATCCGCTCAACAAGATAAGAATCAACTGAAACCGTTTGAAGTTGTCAAGTTGCGTCAGACGATGGGTAAGGACAAGATGGCGATTCAGGCTGCTGAAGACACAGCCAATGAACTCTCCACCACTGTTGATAACCTAGTCAAAAGTAAAGGATTCTCTGGAATTACCGGATGGAATTCAATACTTCCCACTGCACCTAATACAGAAGCAAGTAAGTCTCAAGCAATCCTTGATTCACTCAAGGGTAAAGTTGCCACACTTGGTCGAAACCTCCAATCTCAGCAAGGCGGTAAGTTGGGTAATATGGCGGTTAAAGAATGGGAAATTGTTCGTGATTCCATTGCTAATCTGAATCCACGCAGTGCCGACTTTAAGAACCAACTAAACTCGATTACCGCAAAGGCGAATCAACTTGCCGCTAATCTACGGTCTGGTTACGAAGATGAATACGCGCCTTATTTTGATCAACTCAGTGAACTACAGTTGAAGCCGAGTACGGTTACTGTTGCACCTATGCCGACACAAGGTGGTCAAGGAAATGTTGCACCTATACCGACACAAGGTGGTCAAGGAAATGTTGCACCTATGCCTAACCCAAGTGCTGAACAATGGGGTAGAGTGAATGGAAAGTTAGTGAGGATTAAATAATGGCACGAGTAATCAACTTTGAAGGTCGTACCATCAGTTTGCCTGACGATGCTACTGATGCGGAAGTTGCGATTGCTCTTGAAGGTGCTGTTCCTCAAAGTTCTGTAAATGCTCAAGCTAACGCTCGTTTACAGCGTCAGGGTGCTACTTACACTGCACCGGATACTTCTCAACCTACCGAATCATCTGTTACTCCAAACATCTCTCATGGATATCGCAACCCTCAGACTACACGCGAAGCAAGTCGTGAGTTTCTGAGTGGTATGAGTGGACTACGTGGTGCACTCAATATCGGTGACAGCATTGTTGGAAAACTTTTCAATTTAGGCGGCGATAAAGTTTCAGAACGCTCATTGAGTGATTTGGTCACCGGTAATGCACCAAAACATTTTGGGGATAAGGTGATCGGACCCGAGACAGATAAGTACCCTGGGGTAGCTGCTCTCGGCAGCTTCTTTGACCCTACCACATGGGCCGCTGGACTTGGTGCAGGAAAAGCCGTTAGTATGGTTAAACCTATTACCAATCTCACAAGTAAAGCAATCCCACGGGTTGTTGAGAGTCTTGCTCGATCCGGTGCTGAAGGTGCAATAGCTGGCGGAACATCTGCTTATTTGGGTTCCGACGGTGACCTATCTACTGCGGGAACTGGTGCGGCACTCGGTGGAGCAGCAGGCGTTGCTGTTCCTACCGTACTAAAGATTGGTGCAAAAGGTGCCGGTTATCTGACTGATCTTGCCACCGGTAAAGTCGGTGATATTAAAGCTGGGCGCATTATCAGTGAGGCAGTTGGTCCTGAAATCTTCCTGCTGCTAAGGCTGCATGGGCTGCTAATCCCACGGGAGGTACTGCGGCTGAAGTGGTAAGCGGGCTAAATGCGCCCGAACTGCAATCTTTGGGTACTTGGAGTGCCAAAGTAAATCCGAAAGCGTATGGTGCAAATGCCGCACTCGGTAAAGAAGCAACTCAGGTCGAACTTAACCGTGTAGCAGGTGGAAATACCGCCGAAGAACAACGTGCTGCGTTTGAGAATACTAAGGCTAATCTGAGCGGCTTAACTGCTCCCATGCGGGAGACTGAACTTGGTGCTGCCAATACCGCTGGAAAACTTGCAGGTCCGTTGCAAGAGGAAGCAGATAGGCTAGCTGGTCTTGCTGAGAATAAAGTCGGTGATGTGCGCCGTTTTGTGGCAGCAAGTGAACGTACCCCCGGCGCAATCGAAGGTCAAGCGGGAACTGCCGCCGATGTTCATCATCGTATGGGTTTCTCTCAATACTTGCGAAATCTTGCAGATGAAGTGGCGTCTGGTGCAGCTTCTGATTCACTGATTGCAGGCCAAGGTGCTCGATTCAAGCAAATGCAGTTAGATTCATTGGCCGCACATGGTCTGACTCCCATTGATGAAAAACCAATTCTCTCCGCTATTGATGGGTTTTTGAATAACCCAGCGGTAGGTCCGGAAGGAACTACTGCAAAAGCACTGACCGCAATCAAGAACAAGATTCGTGAGTGGACTATTCGGGGTGATGGGGTTATTGATGCTAATGCGCTTTATGCAATTCGTAAGAATGGTATTACCCAAGTAGTTCAAGAGTTGCTTCCGAACGCTGATGCGTCAGCGCAAGCAAAACTCGCATCAAGTATCTTGAACAAAATCAAAGGTCCACTTGATGAGGCGATCATCAAGGCCGGTGGTACCGGCTGGAAAGATTATCTTTCTAGTTTTGCTTCAGGTATGAACCAAGTGGACAAGGCTCGGATGGCATCTGAGCTTGCCCAACTCCATGAGTCAAATCCGACCGCTTTTGCTGATATTGTTCTAGGTAAAAACCCCAAGGTGGTAGAAGATATTTTCGGCCCAGGTAAGTTCAAATTCACTGAACAGATGGGAGATAGTGCTACACCTTTCCTGAAAGCCGCTTCTAAGGTGCGACAAGCTGAAAGTATGGCATCTCAGGCTGAAACGGGTGCAAAGGGTCTTCAGGATATTATTGCGGAGCACACCCCAGCTTATCGTTTACCAAACTTGATGAACCAAGGAGTGGCAACCTTGAATAATGCCATCGGTATGACTGAAAAGTACCTCAGTAAGTCTACTAAACAAGCACTTTCCCGAGCAATGCAATCGGGTGGAAATGTATTGGAAGTTCTCAATACAATCCCCACCGCCGATCGTAATCGAATACTACTTGCTATGCGTCAATCTTCTGGTATAGCACCGTATGTAGGCTCTACAATAGGCAGAGTTGTTGGTGCACCTGCACCGCAGCAAGGACTTCTCACAGGAAATGAATAATGGCTACTTACCTTTCATTAGTCAATGAAGTCCTGCAACGCCTGCGAGAGGATGCCGTATCGTCCCTGAACCAGACGCCTTACTCCACCCTGATCGCATACTATGTGAACGATGCGAAACGTCAGGTAGAGGAGGCGTGGGACTGGGACGCACTGACATCGAGCTTCACAGTCAGTGTGGGACCATCTCTGGGTCTTAGTGGGTCATCTACCCGATACCTGATCCCCGGTATCGGAATGCGACAAAAGAACATTTTTGTCAACAACACCTCTGTGGGCTACAAGTCACCTCTGCAACTGATTGCGTACAGTGATCTGGCGCAGCGTGAACAGATGTCCTCCACCACCATTACCGGTGTACCCCGTGACTACGCGTGGTACGGTAATGATGGTACAGACTCCATCATCGCCATCTGGCCTACACCTAATGCCAACTACACGCTGACAGTCAATGCCAACGTACCGCAGCAGAACTTGGTCAACGCCAACGATGTGTTGTCTGTGCCCGCTGACTGCGTAGTAGCCCTTACCAAAGCCCGTGCACTGGCTGAACGCGGTGAGGATGGGGGTATGTCTGCATCGGAGGAATACGCCCTCGCCAAGACGATTCTGGCTGACCGGATCGCTATCGAGCAGTCCCGTTCTTCTGAATATGACGTTTGGACGATTGGCTGATGGCACAGAATACGACAACCTACTCGGTCACAGCCCCAGCTTTGCCGGACTGAACACCCAAGATGCGCCCGTTGATATGGATAGCAAGTTCGCTCTTGAGGCGAACAACTGCATCATTGACAAGTACGGCCGTGTAGGTTCTCGTAAAGGGTGGACTACCACCCATACTACGCTGGCGGCACTTGGTACGAACAATGTCGAAGCCATTGGCGAACTGATCCAGCAAGGTGGCACTCGTACCATCGTGTGTGCCGGTAATGGGAAACTGTTTAAGAAGTCCGGTACTACTCTGATCGAGTTAACCTATGGTGGCGGTGGGGTAGCACCCACGATCACCACGAATAAGTGGCAAATCTGTGGTCTGAACGAAGCGATTCTGTTCTTCCAAGAGGGCTATGACCCACTGATCTTCGATGCGCTGTTGTCTACAACCACTTACCGTCGAGTCAGCGAGCATCCTACATACGCTGGTACTGCACCCAAGGCCAACTGCAGTATCGCAGCGTATGGACGTATCTGGGCTGCTCGGTCTGATACTGACCGTGAAACTCTCCAGTGGACTGACTCATTGACCCATCAGAAGTGGTCTGGCGGCTCTGCCGGATCACTTGATCTGCGTAGTGTGTGGCCCCAAGGTGGTGATGAGATCGTGGCACTCGCTGCCCACAACAATAGTCTCATCATCTTTGGTAGCCGTCAGGTACTGATCTACACCGGAGCCAAAGACCCATCCACCATGACCCTGAGTGATGCTATTGGGAACAGTGGCTGTGTGGGGCGGGATACTGTACAGAATACGCCGACTGATGTGGTGTTCCTATCCTCTGGTGGTCTGCGTAGTTTGGCTCGTACCATCCAAGAAAAGTCTGCACCGCTGAGTCTGGCTAGTCGGATGGTCAACGATGACCTGCTGACTTATCTGGCAAATGAGAGCAACGGCACTACGATGCGCTCAGTGTACTCACCACCGGATCAGTTCTATCTGCTCCATTTTGGTACATCCGGCACTACCTACTGCTTTGACATGCGTAGTCAAATGGAGGACGGATCATACCGTGTCACCACATGGACAAGCATAGCACCTCAAAGTTTTTACTACTCTGCAGGTGACCGGATTCTGTACTTGGGCAAGGCCGGGTACATTGCCAAGTATTACGGGTACTCGGACAATGGTACACAGTACCGGATGAGTTACTACACCCCGTGGTTAGACTTTGGCGACCCCGTGCGTACCTCGATCTTGAAGAAGATCAACATGACCATGTTCGGTACGGTCAATCAGGCGGTTATCTACAAGTGGGGCTTTGACTACAAGAGTGCCACTCGGTCGGCCACTGCTACGATTACCGATACTGTTGCGCCAGCAGAATATAACATTGCTGAATACGGTATTGCCGAGTATTCTCAGAACTTGGTGGTTAAGTCGATCGCCATGAACGTAGGTGGTGTTGGTAAGGTCATCCAGATGGGTTTTGAGTGCCAAGTTACCAGTTACCCGTTGTCAGTGCAGCGCATTGACATTTACACCAAAGATGGTGCTTATAAGTAGGAGTTTATCTTGACAACGTATGCAAAAATCACGGATTTCGCAGCCAAAGACTCGCTGCTTACTGGTAACCCTTCCAAGATCGTCAAGGGTACGGAGATCGGTGCCGAGTTTGACTCCATCGCCACTGCCGATGCCTCCAATGTCAAGGGTCCTACATCGGCGGTCACCAATAATGCCATCATGGTGTGGGACACTACTACCGGTCGTTTGAGTAAAGGTGACAGTGCCACCTTATCAAGTGGGGTGATCACCGCTACGACTGTGAATGCTGCCCATAACGGCACAGTAGGAGCCACAACCCCCAGC